GTTTTTACAATACCACCAGTGGATTTTACGATAGTTTGTAGACGATTATTCGGAGCTTTTAACTCCGCTTTTTATAACAACAAATTAAAATATTTTTCCGCCGTAGGAATTGATACAGCATCAATAGATTGGACTATTCTTTTACAGAAATTGGAAACGAATTCAAATATTGGTTTTGGAGGTGACTTTAGTGGTTGGGATGGTAATTTATCACCTCAATTCATGATGGGAGTCTGCGAAATCATTAACCGATGGTATGATGATGCTGAAGAGAATCAGATTGCTCGGAGAGTACTATTTGATGAAATGGTTCATACTGCCCAGTTGGCAGGAAATGAAATTTATTTCACTCATATAGGAAATCCATCAGGTAATCCCTTGACAGTCATTATTAATACCATCATTCATAAGATGAAATTTTTATATGCTTACTTTAAAAGAGCACCACCAGAGTTGTCGAGTTTACAGGAATTTGCGAAAGCAATAGTACTATTTATTTATGGCGATGATGGAATTTGTTCAATTAAAAAGAGCATGTTACCGTTTTTTAACCCGGAGATTTTATATGAAGAGTTGAAGAAATTAAATTTGGAATATACGAACTCCACGAAAACAGGACCAGCACATATCGAACCAGTAAGAGAATTAACGTTTTTGAAAAGAGGATTCCGAGAGGATGAATGTGGACGACAACATGCTATTATTGACGAACAGACAATAACAGAATTAACGAACTGGACGCGAGAATGTGCTGATATGGATTTGGAAAAAGCTTCCGTTGATAATCTAAACGATTCCCTTGCGTTTGCATATGCTTATGGGAAAGAATATTTTGATAATCATCGGAGGAAAATTAAGGAAAATTTGAAACCAGAATTACATCAGTTTCTACGAGACTACCCTTATTACCATCAGTTGTTTTTAAGTAAGCATGAGGCTGGTCGTTATGTGCCTGCACAGGCTCAAGGTAGCGTAGATCCTGGTATGATAACCGATTCAACAACACCAATAACAACTAACACCAATGAAGCACCAAAAACAAGTGATAATACTAAGGGTATTATCTTAGAAGCTCAACGAGAAGTCGAGGTGAGTGGACCAACGATGGAACCAAATTCCGGAGGAGGAAGACTTACTAAGACCTGTATGCCTGATCCTAGTTGGTCGTTACCGGACACGGTACACCGAAGGGTTTGGGTTAATACATATCCATGGACAACAGCGAACGCGCAGGGATATGCGTTAGTAACCTTGAGTTTACCTCAAGATATTATCGTAAATTACTTGCAATCAATGGCTTTTGAACGTTTTATTTTTTGGAAAGGATCCATTAATCTTGATTTCGAACTGAGTGGTATGAAAATGCACATGGGAAGATTGAAGGCTTATGCAGTACCGTGGACGAATGGTTTATTAGTCGCGAATTTACAAGCAGCAAGCCCGACAGCTTATTATGGTCTGAATCCAATTTCATTGGATCCAGCCTCGAGTACGAAAGGAAGATTAGTGGTTCCATTCTATAATCCGAAAAGTTATATATCAATAAATGGACCATCCGCGGATGCGAATTTTGATTTCACGGCAACGGTGATAGTATCAGTGTTAGTACCTTTGGGTGCGGCGACAGGATCCCCTACCAGTATTAATCTGGCAGTGTGGGCTTCGTTTGGCATGGACTCTGAGTTCCATGTACCACTGAATTCATCTGCCGTGGGAACGGTTTACAATCGCGAACACGCAAAACAATTGATGCGAAATGCAAAATTTGCTCCAGCACGCGCTGAGGGTGGGACTATTTCAACAACGAATAATATAACATCTTATGGCGATATGGACGGAACTTGTATTCCGCAGAAAATGACGAATGATGATTTTCAAGGAGCTGCTTCTGGTAATAAAGTGGATGTACCAGCGTTCGATCGAGCAGCCAGATCAATGAATCCATTCAATATTGTGAGAAAATATATTCAAAATTTTTCGCATTCGAAAGGATCAGAAATGGTTACGCGATTGGATTTAGATCCATCTAATCTAGCAGTAGTGACAAGAGATCATTTTTCAACAAATGTAGACGAGATGAGTATGTCTTTTTTACTTTGTACACCAACTTGGGTAGATAATGTGGCGTGGCCAGGAGCAGCAACTTTTGGTACGTCATTGTATTCAGGTTTTATAGGACCAATGACATCGTTATTTACGCCTGGTACCACGACTCAAATAGTTTTGACGCAGGGTAATCAAGTGTATTTAACACAATGGGAGTATAATGCTATGCGTTTTGCTTTCTGGAGAGGAGGTATGCGTATACGAATTGAATTAGTAGCAACGATGTTTCATGTGGGACGATTATGCTTGACGTTGAATTATGGTGCTCCACCAGGAGTGCAAGTTGGTTTGAGAGATGCGACATCGCAGTACGCCGTAGAATTTGAACTTAATAGTGATAAAAACGTCTTTGAATATGACATTCCGTATGTTGCATCGACGCGTTGGAAGAGGACTTGTAGAGGACCCTCTTCTCCTGATGATCCGGATGTTAATGGCGGAGCATGGTGGAACGATTATTTTATCGGATCTTTCGATATTAGCGTCGTTACGCAACTGCAAACAACAAATGTTGCACCACCTGATGCCGTCATCATCCTCTCTTATTCAGGAGCAAAGGATTTTGAAGTTTATATGCCATCAAATATTAATCAAACTTTCATCTCAACAATTACGACGATAGTACCGATACCTCTTGCAGCAAAAGCACAAGGAGATAACGGTGGAGGAGCGAAAGCCGGGACGAGTACGGCACCAAATCCACCTGATGCATCTGCTTTATTAGTAGGGGCATTAAGGGTGGGACCACCTGATATGTCAGGACCGATGAAGGATGATCATTTTGGTCATATGGCCCCAGTGAAGGACTTGCGTTCGTTATTGAGGCGATATTATCCGTTTAAGAGGAATAACATTTATACGTATACAGCACAAAGTTATACCGCAACAACATCTAATGATCAAGGAGCAGGTTACACCCCGCTTTTTAATACTTCAGCGATTCCGGCTAATCAAC